GAGATAGGCTGTCAATTCATACCTACCAGATTCCATACGATAGATGATTACGTGGAGCCATCTTTTAGCTTCAACTCCTTTGGGTGTGGTCATACTTGCGTGGATTGATCCGGTTGTGCCATAACTCAAATGTTGAAGGGTGAAATAGTCATCTTCATTGAGGATATACCCTGTCGGGACTAACTTGCGTGCTTCGTCTTTCGCTTCTCCGAGCGTTTCAAAATAAGTTCTTAGATTTACCATGTCTGAATGAATATTGATTACATATCAAACTTACTATTAAATTAAAATATTATCAAATAATTTCCAATATTTTAATATAAAAAAGCGCAGGATTTTTACTACCCTGCGCCGTTTCACAACAGTTTCCTTTAGATCAATTTCAGTTTATTTGATATCTTTGTGTTAATACGTTTTTTACGAGTTTGCTCGTAACTGATGTTTATTGATTACATAGGGCAGCCGGGGGGTTGCCCTTTTTTCTTCAATCCTACCCTTTTAGGTAAATAGACTCAATCTGCCATATCTCTCCGCTTCTACTCACCGACTTCAATCTCTTCTTCATCACCTTTGCTCACTGATTTGCAGATAAATGCCAAATACAACAATGTAAGTAAAGTGCCTACAACAGTCGAGGTCAGCACTACAATGCCTCCAATCAAAGGAAAGAGCAGGTACAGGGCGAACCCTGCACCTATTCCTACCAAAGAGAAAAACTGATATCTATCTAACTTTTTCATCCGTACACTATTTCACCCATTACTACTAATTGGAACCATGCGTCTGCCGAGGCTGCATCCCAAGCATCATCAATTATATCTTCGTAGATGTGAGGTTCAATCTCCTTAAGCTTTCCAAGTGCGCCCATAATCCCTTCCTTGCTGATAACTCCAAGTCTTTCGTCTTGATCTTCTATGTCGTGGATCTCTATCTCGACTCCATTATTCATCACAGCCTGATATATCCTCGTACTCGTAGGCAGGTTGCTCGGTGTGTCCCAGATCATTTCAAGACTTTTGATGTAGTACCAATAGTTGGAACCACCTTCTAAGGCGGTTACCAACAGATCTTCGTGCAACTTACTCATGGCTTAATAGGTTATAAGTTCAACCCTTGCTTCCTTCTTATTGTACTCCATGTACCCACGTGCAATGGGATGAAGGGCGGTTACTAATTCGATAGGGAAGAATATATTATCAGGCTCACCTGACTTGCCAAGGCTCCAAACCCTAACGGTATCTTCATCTACTTCGTAGGCAAACTGATTGCATTCGTAGGCTGTTGTGTTTTCAAGGATCTGAGTGATCAACTTGACTCTTGCTTTTTCTTTTTCGCTCATGATTGATGTATTATTGATTACACCCTAAACTTACAAAGATTTTAAAATATATTAAAATATTAGCAAAGTTTTATACACCCATAAAAACATAAAAATTTAAAGGTTTTCCTTGTCTGAGTATTATATCAGAATGGTAATCCGGTTTCACCTTCATAAGAGTAGTCCTCCTCTCCAATGGAATCATGTTCTTTCTGTGAGTTGTTTGTTTTAGCAGCAGATCCAAGCATCTTTAGAGTGTTTACGAACACTTCGGTAATATAGCGTTTGGTTCCATCCTGTGCTTCATACTGTCGGGATTTGATCCTGCCTTCAACATAGAGTCTATCTCCCTTCTTGATGTATTGCTCGACAACCTTCGCAAGACTGTTCCAGATTACCAGATTGTGCCACTCAGTTTGCGTGACCTTCTCACCGCTATTATTCTTGTATGACTCACTTGTTGCGAGTGTGAGTGTTGCAACAATTGCACCTCCTTCAAGGTGTCTCACCTCGGGATCTTTCCCTGCATTTCCTAATAGAATTACCTTATTCACCATTGCTTTAAAATTTGATATTCATCTCCTTCTGAATCTTCTTAGCGTTGTCGAGAATGAAGTATGGTTTATTCTTCATCTGGTCAACTTTGGATTTGTTCTCTGACACCCATTTCCGCAGTTCTGAAGGCATTTCCCGTACTTGCCGGACATTGACCCGTTCACCGTTCAACTTCGCTACAAAATCCTCCCTTTCCATCCTTATTGGTGTGACATAACAGAAACATCGGGGATGCCAGCCTGTAAAAAGAAAATCCTTTGGATACCTACCTTCCAATTCATCGCAGATATCATACACCGGATGCTGTGCAGACAGGTGAACATCATAGCCAAGAATGAAGTCCTGCTTCTGCCATCGAAGATTATCCGCTGTCCGGTATGCCATATTGGTTTCGCTTACCGCTACCCTGAGAGCGTTTTTATAAGAGGATCGATACATTCCTTTCCCTGGCTTAAACAACTTGGCTGCCTTGCTAAGTCTTAAGTCGCCTTCCGAGTCCCTTACACGTCTAAACAACTTGTCTGGGTGTTCGAGATACTCTTCGATCTGTTCGGCTATTCCTGCTGCGCTTTTGCCTTCAGAGATGCCAATAAGTAGGTTTGCTTCCAACTCGTCCCGATACCTTGCACCTACCTTCCATATCCTGTCCGACAGGGTACGTGAATTGCGCTTTCGCTTCAAGAAGGCGTCCAATGCTTCGGCATTTCTTGACATCATTGCGGACTGTTGGCTCCTGAACTGTTCCAGACCTTTGAAGTAATACATGACATACTCGTCATTCATGTAATTGGCGACATTCCACGCAGATTCGATACTGCCACTCGTTACTTCAAACAATTCATTGGTGAAGCCTTCCATTAACTCGGTAAATTCAATGTTTAGCCTCTTGCTGGTATTGAAGGTAAACCTGTCATTATTCCGAATGATGGGACTGTTGCCAAACTGCTTTGCGAACTTATCGGAAACACGGATAAATGCCCTCCTGATTGAGTATTGCATCCTAACTTGTTCCCGAATCAGCTTCCTGCGATATTTCTCCTCAATTTTCACCAATCACAAAACTTTCGGTTTGCCTTCTTGCGGATTCCTCCTGAAGTCTTTCCATCTCTGCATCTGCATTGTCAACCATTGGATTCAGCTTTACTGCTCTCTCCTGAGATAGTACCGGCTCCCCTCCGGTTGCCGTAATCAGTGCATCAACCACCTCTTTAATGTTTTCCGGAACGTAGGGTTTCATGACAGGCTCAATGATAATATCGGATGGATTTGTCTTTGTGGAATAGAGATTACTGACTGCTACAGCCATAAAGTTTAGCCTTCGTTGTATTCCAATTCCAAAGGTTTCCCACTTGGTTTCTGCCTTCATGTGCGGATCCGTAAAGAACAGTTTCAGGATTGCATTTTGAAGGTTCCCGATATTCTGAATCCTTGACCATTGGAAGTTGGGAATCTGCATAGATCCGTAGATCACATCTTCATTGTTCTCAAATTCCGTCTTTATTGCCTCTGGTCCCGAATCCCAGGTCAAGTAACGGATATTAGCATTGTTGGATAGAGTGACAATCTTGCCTTGTTCTCCTTTTTCGGCAAACCCTTCAACCTTCCCTTCCACCACTATCATTGGAGAGGCAAAGTAGTCGTTGGTATCTGCAAAATTGGAGATAAGCATATCCTGTCTGTCACATACTTCCTGAATGTCCGTCCATTCGGGTGCTTCCTGACAGTAATAGATTATTGGCAACTTCTTGAATGGATTGGGAACAACCCTTTCAAGTTCATACCTGCCTTCGTGGGTCACAAACTTTAATGTAGAGTCTTTAAGGTAGGTGTCAAATCGCTTTTCTGTCTTTGAATCTTCGGTCACGATAGTGTACTCTCGACTGAAAGCAACCAAACTCCCGTTTAGATCAAAGTAGGGATAAAGAGCGTCACCTTTGCTGGGCGAAACGATCCGGCATTTCAATTCCAATTCACCTTCGCTGTTCTTTACGGGATACCATATTTCTGCAACCTCCATTTCAGATAGCATACAGCGCAATACTTCCCTGTTAAGGAAGTCGAGTTTATTGTCCTTCCATACTTGCTTTACCTTATTGAACAGGTCAGTCATTTCTGGACTGTCGTTAACAAGATTCTCCTCCGTGAGTTTAATCTTATTCCCGAGCATGGTTCCGATAAGCCTCTCAACGATCAACTTTTGATAGGGAATTGCGAGGCGTGTTACAGGTGAGATAACGGTATCATAAATTGCCTTTCCATTCCTGTCCTTGCCTCTGTATTGCTGTACGAACTTGTCTGGTCGGGAAGCCGTGTCAAACACCTTGTGCTGTTTAGGATTGAATTGCTTGGCAGCATCTTCATAAGCAACTTTAAACTCCTTCTTCTGCTTTTTGAGGAGGGATACCGTTCTTTCAGCATCTTCTACCTTTAAACTACTAACTGTAATGGTCATAAACTCCTGAATTAATGAAACATTCCAAAAATGCCGTCGCTGTCGTCAATGCTGTTTTTTCCGTATGGATAGAAAGTGTTTGCCAGTGCATCAGCCCTGTCCGGTGACCTTCCTATCTTTTTCTTGATTTCATCCTTCTCCTGAATGATTATTCTTCCATTGGATTGAAACTTGTATTCTATCGAGGTCAACTCCTCCGTCAATTCATCATCTGGAGGCAGACAAGCTTCACTGCCAAACATTGGATTCAGCCAATCTCGGATAGCCCAAAACACATAAGCACGCATATTCGCGAACTCAAAGGCTCCGGTCATGTCATTCAATCCTTTTGCACCCTCTGAGAACTTTGTGGAAACTGCGGCAGAAATCCCCAATTCCTCAAGTCGGGAATAGACCCCTGCACCCTCACCAATCGTATCGATATAACCTTTGGAGTCTCTGTGTTCGGCAAGTACATGCTTTATCCTGCCAGCATCCTCCATATGCGAGGTTCGGGGATAGATATCAAACCTGTCAACAAAAACGCCAAATCTCTTGCAGAATACTGTCATATCACGACCCATACCTGCTATGTCAACACCGAGTTTCAGAGGTTCCGGCAATCTCCAGCCTTGTTCGACATACTGAATCCATCTTTGCTGTGCAGCCTCTACCCATGCAATAGGAATAAGCTGTTCCTCACTTTC